TAACAACTAAATAAATCAAACAAATGAAAACAGAAGAGCAAAAGAAAGACCTGGAATGGTTTGATAATGGAGGGGTGCATTTTAACAAAAGGCACGGTAATAACGACACTTGCGTAGAAACTAAGCCCGTTTGGATGCAATGGGAAGAAATAAGCTTAGACGGTGAAGTGGAATGTAAAACCGGTATAGGCAAGTTTGGTTTAATAACGGACATGGACACCACAGAGACAGTGGAGTCAATAACCATATTTAAAGGAATTGACGCCGATGATTGGCCCTACTGGGACGAGCTATTTGTAGAATACCTACATTTAGAATGGTGCGAACTTGAAGAGCTGCAGAAGGCATTATAAAGGAGTACGCCTAATTTTGTATAATAGTTACTTTCTATTATGGCGGGACACAGCACAAAGGCGAAAGGGGTAGATAGGCGGAAGAACCCTTATAGGAACTTCTTTAGGGAGAACGTAACAGACGAACAGCTGCGGGCTATCTGGCTTAAGGTATTAGAGGCTGCTGAAGAAGGCGATATAAAGGCGCAAAAGGAAGTATTCGACCGTCTGTTTGGACGGCCAGACGTTAAGGTGCAGGCAGACGTACAGCAATTAGAAAAGATAGTACCGCCGTGGATGCTGGATAATGAAGGTAAATCCTAACCTCAAGTTTTTACGGGACAACTACCTAACCAAGCGTATACTGGTTCTGCAAGGGGGTACGCGATCGGGTAAGACGTTCAGCGCTATACAGTTTCTTATAGAGCTTTGTTATAAGTACCCTAACGCGGGAATGGTTATAACAATAGCCAGGGCAACCTATCCAGCTATACGTGGGTCTGTACTCAGGGACTTCATAGATATACTTAACAGCTTTGAGGCGTACCGGGTAGAGAACCACAACAAGACCGAGAGTACGTATCTACTGGAAGGCAACCTAATAGAGTTTATCAGCTTAGACCAGCCGCAGAAGGTCCGAGGGCGTAAAAGAGATCTACTCTTTATAAACGAGTGCAACGAGATAACATTAGAGGGCTGGAACCAAATGCTATTTAGGACCACGGCCTGCGCGGTTATCGACTTCAACCCGTCCGATCCTATGCACTGGATATATGACGAGGTACAGACGCGGAAGGACAGCGAGACGCTTATAACTACCTACAAGGATAATCCGCACCTTTCGGACGTGGTCATAGCCGAAATAGAAAGATTTAAGGACGTAGACCCCGACTACTGGAAGGTATACGGCGAGGGCAAAAGGTCAGCAGGAAGAAAGGGACAGATATACACTACCTGGCAGAAGGTCCAAGAAATAGACTGGACGGAATGCAGCTCTATTACCTACGGCGTAGACTTTGGGTTTACCAATGACCCGACTTGTGTAGTAAAGCTGGGCCGTAAGAACGACCGCCGGTACGTGGAAGAGATAGTATACGAGAAGGGCTTAACCCTGGACCTATTAGCCGACCGGATGAGAAAGGCGGGAATAGACGGAGGGGACACCCTTATATGCGATTCAGCCGAGCCGCGAAGTATTACCGAGCTTAAGCGCTACGGGTTTAAAGCGATCGGCGTAAAGAAGAGTAAAGACTACAAACGACATGCGATTTTAGACCTTAAGCGTCTTAGTATCTTTGTAACTGCGAATAGTAGAAACATTTGGGAAGAAGTAACCTGGTACGCTTGGGAGATGGACAAAGACGGGAAGCCGAGAAGTCCAGAGCGGCCTATAGATGCCTTCGACCATTCGATGGATGCGATACTATACGCAAACAGCGTTAAACCCAGGGAAGTGTATATATGACATTCTTAGAACGGCTACAGAAGGCTATTGGATTCGCACCAGCGCGAACCCTTCAACAAATTGAAGAGGCCGAAAGAATCACTAACAAGTATTTCGCCGCACTTTCCTACCTGGGCAGGGGGCCAATTTGGAACGATGACAATGTACAGAACTACGTAGAACAAGGGTATGCAAGAAACCCCGATGTATTCGCCGTAGTTAGTGCAATAGCTCAAAAGACCGCCGCGCTGGATGTTAAGTTAATCGAGAACGTACAAGGGGAGCAAGTAGAATTAGATCACCCGGCGCTAAAGCTCATATACGAACCCAACGAAGAACAAAGCAAGTTCGATTTCATAGAGCAGCTGGCCGGCTATCTACTTATTACTGGAAACGCTTACGACTACTGCACTTCTCCGGCCGATGGACCTAACGCGGGGCGGCCGATAAATATGTACGTTCTTCCGTCTCAGTTCATGGACGTAGTAGGCGGCGATATGGGGACACCCGTAGCCGGTTATACTATGAGCCTCTGGGGGAATGTAGAGGGCGCCGAGTTTACTACTGACGAAATCATACATTTCAAGAACGCCCAATACATCTACGGCGATGGGCAAGAGCGGTACGGCATGAGTCCGATCCGTTCGGCTTGGCGTTCTATTGAAACCGGGAACAGCGGTTACGAGGCCAATAAAAAGGGCTTGGAAAACTTAGGACCTCCGGGCGTACTGTATGATAAGGGTATGGAGGGTATAACCGATACTCTAACCGAGGTACAGCAAAGGAACCTTGAAGCCAAGTTCAGAAAGATGAGCGGCACGAAGAACAGCGGGACCATAGCCGTAACCTCGGGTAACTTGGGGTATATCAACTTCGGTCTGTCCGCCGTGGACCTGGCCATAATGGACACGCTGAAGATGACGTTAGTAGATGTCTGCAACGTGTACCATGTGCCAAGCCAGCTATTTAATAGCGAGATAGGCAAGACCTACAGCAACCTAAAGGAAGCGCGTAAGCAGATGTATACAGACGCCGTACTGCCTATGGCCGACCGCATCTACGGCAAACTGTCTCGTAAGCTCTTACCAAAGTACCCAGACCTCAAAGGGCGAGACGTCTATTTTAAAGTAGACCAAAGCAATATAAACGAGCTTCAGCCGGATATGCAGGAACTGGCCAACTGGCTTAACGTCTCTTACTGGCTTACTCCAAACGAGGCCCGCGAGAAGATGGGCTACGAAAGAGAAGCGGACCCAATGATGGACGAAATATATATGCCCGCTGGCCGTGTTCCTATTTCCTTAAGTGGGTTAGATGCCCCACAAATAGCCGAGCAGATAAACGGCGATAGCTTGCCGAATGACTAAACGCGAAGGGGCCAAGTACTGGACCCGTAATGACCGCAAGCGGGGGCGCTATGTCCGCAAGTATAACAAGGTCTTTAACAAGGCGCTAAACGACCAGATAGCAAACCTCTTAGAGTATCTGAAGTTAGCTACAGACCCGCAGGCGGTTCTAAGCGCTGTTACTACTCTGGTCCGCAGGGACGATCTAAAAGCGGCTTTCGTTGACTTGTACCAAGAAGTAGGCGTAGACTTCGCGACCGGCTCCTACAATCAGATTAAGCGAGAGGCAGACAGCTCTAAGGAAATGACCTTAGAGGACTTTCAATATATATGGACAGCTCAGATGTTAGAGTATGTAGACACCGAGGCGGCCACTTATATAACCTCCATTATAGGCAGCAGCCAAGTAGCGGCCAAGCGGATAATTCAACGGATCATAGCCGAAAGTTTAGACGAGGGTCTAAGCATATTTGAAACTATGGAACAGCTAAATAAGCGCGTTCCTATTGAATGGCGCAATATATCCAAGTGGCGAAGCGAACTAATAGCACGGACCGAGGTTCTAACAGCGTCCAACTACGGAATAGACACGGGAGGCCAAAGCATAGCGGATGAGTTAGGGCTACAGCTTAAAAAAGTATGGATAGCCCGAATAGATAGCCGTACGCGAACTATACCGCCGGATGCCGCCGATCATGTAGTAATGAACGGGCAGACCGTGGACCGGGACAAACCTTTTAACGTGCAAGGCATTAAGATGATGCGCCCAGGGGACCCTAACGGAGAAGCTAAAAACCGCTGTAATTGTCGCTGTACTGTGGCCTTTGTCCGGGACGATGGGCAGCCGATGTTTAGTGAAATGTAGTTTTTTACTCTATGTAATTTTGTATCGAAATGGCTAAGACCTATAAGAACTATCCGGAGGCGGTAAGTAATAACGCGAAGAGGGGGATAGAGCTTAACGAAGCTGTAAACAATAGGTGCGCCACTCAGGTAGGTAAGGTCAGAGCGCAGCAGCTGGCCAATAAAGAGGCGATAACTTACGACACCGTTAAACGGATGTACAGTTATCTGAGCAGGGCAGAGACCTACTATGACGAGAATGATACGAAAGCCTGCGGGACTATTTCGTATTTGTTGTGGGGCGGCTTGGCCGGGAAGCGTTGGAGTAAGAGTATAATAGACGAAGAAGAAAAGAGTATGAGCGGTACGCTATTGCATAAGGGCTTTAATGATCCGTCAATGATCGTCAAAGACGTGGACGGAAAAAAGGGCGTAGTATCTGGCTACTTCTCTAAGTTTGGGAACGTAGACAGCCATAACGATGTAATGGCCCGCGGCGCTTATTCTAAGTCTATTGCTGAGAATGGACCCAACGGTAAAGGGCGTATTGCTCACCTTTGGAGTCATAGCAGTTACGAGCCTATCGGTAAGCTCATGGAGCTTGCAGAAGATGACTACGGCCTATACTTTGTTTCTAAGCTGGTCGATAGTGCAAAGGGCCGGGACGTTATGGCCTATTACGAGGCTGGAATAATTAACGAGCATTCCGTAGGCTTTTCTATTGTTAAGATGGCTTACGAGATGGACGATGAAGAGAAGCCCAAGTATGAGCGGGTCCGCACCATTACAGAAGCTAAATTGTGGGAAGGTTCCAGCGTGGTCATAGGGGCCAACGCCGAAACCCCTACAGTATCGGTAAAGTCCGGGGACGAGGTTAGTAACCTTGTAGAACGCCTGGGCAAAATGCAAAAGCTACTTCGTTCGGGTTCTACCCTGACGGACGAGGCTTTTACACAACTTGAGATCGAATGCACCCAAATACAGAAGGCGCTTAGTTCACTCGTAACGGATGAGCCGCAACAGCACTCAGAAGAGACCGAGCCGAATCTGCTGGACATTTGGAACCGCATTAATCTGAATAAATGAATGTTTCTTAAATCTGTCTAAAATGAACGCAGAAGAACAATTGAACAAGATTGCTTCGGACGTTTCCAGCTCTGTAGAAAAAACCAGAGAAGAGCTGAACGGCCGCATTGATGCAATCAC